CATCTGCTGGGCGCGGGTCATAAGCTGATTGACCGGGGCCAGACGCTCATCAAGCATCTGCTGGATGCGCTGCATTTGGGGGTCTTGCTGGGCATTGCTGCTACCCCCGCCTACCAGTGCATTGTCTAGCGCCTCAATATCGACACCAAACTGGCTGATAATGCGCGCAAGCTCGGTGGCTTTCTGGTCTTGGGTGCCCGTAGCCAGTACGTTCATAGACCCCATGGCCGCACCGGCTGCATCCAAGGGGTGTTTAAAACCTGCCGACTGCATAAGGTCGCCGTAATGCTCACCCATGCGGTTTACGTAGTTTTCGACCGCCTTGGCCCCTTTGGTGTTGGCCATGCCTTCGGCCATTTCTTTCTCTCGGGCCAGAATCCGCTCCTGTAGCGGGCGGGGGACTTTTGACCACTGTTCCCGCTCTTTCGGTGCCCACCCTACGGGGGCTTTTAGGCTCTGGTTGGCCTCTCTTGGGTCGGAAGGTGCCTCGGCTTTCGGGTCAGACTCGGCAGAGACAGTTTTACCGTCCGCCTCGGCCCCTTCCGATTCGGTAGGGGATTCTTCGGCGTCGCCGGAATCCTGCTCGTCCGTATCGGTTTCGACCGTTTCTTCGTCGTCGGTCAAAACCTCTTGTCTGGTTTCTGCGAATGTTTCCTCGTCACCAAGGACATCCATTGCTTCTGATAAATCGTCTCTCATTCCACGCATAACACTTACCTCTGCCGTTTAAATACCGTGTCTTTTCAGGGTTTCGTTAATCTCGTCGCGCCGTTCCCGCTTGGCTTGTGGCGTGTCGCCTTTTAGCACGGCGTCCCGCTGTGCTGCCTTCTTTTCAAAGTAACTTGCACCACCCCGGTCGCCGTAGTCCGCCATATTGGTCACGCCATGGCGGGCGTTATGTGCGCGTAGCTTGCTGCGATCGCTTATCATCGAGCCGTCGATCGGGCTGCGAAATTCTTCCAGCCCTTTCATAATCATCGGCGTACGAATGTTGTCCGGGCGCACGTACTCACTCTTTGGTATGAGTTCCATGGTGACGGGGTGCCACACCCAACTCCCTGTCTCTGCCCGAGTGCGGTTGCCAAAAATACGTGCGTAGCCTGCTTTGTAGGCGTCGTCTTCTTTACTCACTGTCACCCCCGTTGTCTTTGGGTAGTGGCTTTAGTGCTTGTATCTGCCGGGTTTCATCGATTTTGGCCTGCCCTTCGGTAATCTTGGTCATGGCGCTGGCGCGAATCTCGGCAATCTTGTTGCGGGTCTTTTCAGACTCCGCTGCAAGATTAAGCTCGGCCTCAACGATGTCCTTTTCCATCTCGCCTTGCATGGTCGCTTGGGTTTGCTGGATGTTGGTTTGCGCCTGCACCTGCTCAAGCAACAAGTCGGTCTGCAATTTGGACTCTGTCTCGGCCAGTGACCGCTGCATGTCCGCCATGGATTGCTGCATTTTCATGTTGTGCTGTTCGCGGGCAAAGTTAATGTCAAGTTCATAATCCTGCTGACGTATCTGCATATCGGCCTGTGCCTTGGCCTGAACCTTCTGCATTTCGCCCTGCTGCTTCTGCTGCTCGGCCTGCATTTCCATCTGCTTTTCTTGCATGGCGGGGTCTTCTTTGTCCTCGCCCTCTTTGGTCTGCTGCTGTGCCGCTTCGATGGCCTTGTCGATAACGCCTTCGATCTCACCAGCGCCTTTAAATCCTGCAAGCCCCCACTGGAGAAGCTGCAACAGGAACGGCTTGGCTCCGGGGTCGGCTTCCATGAGCGGCGCGGCGGACTGCATAAACGACGACAGCGCCGTGATGTATCCGGTTCGCTCGTTTTTAAGCTGCGCGTAGTCAACCATGGCCACGGACTCGGGGCGTATATCAACGCGAAGCTGTGCCTTGTCGTAGTCTTTGATTAACTGGACCGCCTGCGGGATCATTTCGCGGTCGGGGGAGAACTGCATGTTCGACTTCTGCGCGATGGTCTGCGGTGAAAAGTGCTTGCTGATGATTTCGGCCTTGATCTGGAACAGATCGGTGGCGAACTTGGCGAACTGGTCCTGTAGTGCCTGCACCCGCACAGAGCCGAACTTGGCTTTCATTTCGGACTGCCCGACGCCCTCATACTGTGAACCTAGCTCCCCTCGCATGATGTCTGACATGCCCGTTACTTGCTGTAACAGGCCGATGGCCTCTGACCGGAGTTCTCTGAGCTTATCGAGAGCGTTTACAATGTCCGCCAGCGGCATCCAGTCAATCTGCCCTTTGAGGCCCATCTTTTCGCCAAACAAGGCCCAATTATCGACCGGAATAAGCTGGTTGTCGGTGCCGGTGTTGAGCATGTTCTTGATCGACTCGGACGATGCGTCGTAGACGCCTACCACCTTGACCGCTTCGCTGATGATGCTGATGCGCTCTTGCAGGGTGTCGATCTGATTGTACAGGTCTTCGGCCAGCGAATAGTCCGGCGTGGGGATGTATAAACTGGTCGTGGCGTTGGCCACAAGAAACGGCGGTGAGGGGAAGAAGTCTTTCAGCCCGAGAGGGTCCGGCTTGGAGTCCAGCACCTTGTCACAGCCAATGCTGATCCAACACACTTTCTTCTTTTTCTTGTCCCAAATCTCCCAAATCTCAGCCTTTTTCCACAGGCTGTTCATGTCGTTATCATCGGGAGAATCGTCGCTTGAGAGGGGTTTTTGCTGCTTTAACTGCACTTTTTCGGCGTATTTGTCGCCAAAACGCGCTGCAACTTCCTCTTTTGTCATATATGAGCGAAACGCCAGCCAAGGCATTTCGGCCCAATTACGGCACCAGCCCCACAGCACGTCACCCCAATGGTAATACTCAACCGGGGCCGACTCGGATACCAGTTGTTCCTCACCATCGATCTCGGCAGTCTCAACGTCGTACCGTGCCCGGGCGCAGCCAAGCCCCTCGATCAGACGATCACCGAGCGCGGATTGCAGGATGCAATCGACCTCTTGCCCGTTCTGCTGAACGTCCAGATTGAGCATCCGTGACATCATTTCACCGGCTACCCGCGCCACATCATCGTTCTGGTCATTAAAACGTCGGGATACGTCGATTTTCGGCGTGTTGCCGTACAGCATTGACTTGAGCGTGGTGACGTTGGAGTTGAACAGGTTCAGTTTAAAGGTTTCATTAGTGTCGCGGTCGCCGCCGACCGGCTTACCAAGAAATTTCTTGGTGATCTTGTCGGCCTTCTTGTGCCACTTGGACAGCATTTTTTGCGACGCTGCCAGTTCCTCGGCGTAATACTTGTACTGCCCCGCCGGGGTTTCTTTGAAGTCTTCACGCGACTCTATGGTGCCTTTCTCTGCCGAACCGTAGTTGCTCATTATCGTGTCCTGCTGGTTAAATTACTTTCGACCGCCACGCCCAAGCCCTTCGTTGTACTTTATGCCGTCACTGGGGGTATTGTTCCCTACACGACGGCGCTGTTTATACCCTGCCAGATTGTCGCGGTTCTGCCCTGTTTGTTTTTGATGGCTTCGGCGACGGCTTCGGCGGCTTTCTTTGCGGCATCTTCTTTTTCCAATCCCTCACGTTCGCGTTTAAGTTCCTCTCTGGCCCCTGTAAACGTATCCAGCCTACCCACACCTTCGCGGTTGTCGAAAAAGAAGTTGTCGCGCAAGAATTGGGTCTGCGGCGAGCCGTTAAACGCCCGGCGACCGAACGTCTGCCCCGGCTGACCGCTCATGCGCTCCATGTCGGCGCGCTCAGTGGTGCCTTGCTGCAAATCAAAGCTCGGGTTGGCCGTGGGTTGCTCCCTAAACGCCGGGGCCTCGGGCTCTGGAGCCCCTAAATCTCTCGGGGTGCGGGTCTGCTCTTGCAGTTGCTCAAGATTCCCCTCGCGGTTGTTGTTGACCTCTTGATTCACCTGATCGGCGTTTTCAAGAACCATATCCCGCTTTTCAGTGGCCGCCTGACGACGCTGGGCCTCAAGCTCCTGCTGGCGCTGTAGTTCGCGCTGCTCGGCAAGCTGGGTCTGCCGCTCAATCTCCATGCGGCGTTCTTGGGCGGCCTGTTCTTGGGCAAGCTGTTCTTGGCGCGCTATTTCTTCCGCTGTCGGGGGTGCTGGCGGCTCAACAGGAATAGCCTCAGGGGGTTTGCCGCCGAAGTTGCCGAAGTTGCCGTCAAAACCGCCGAAGTTGCCGCCGAAGTTGCCGAGGTTGCCGAGGTTGCCGTCAAAACCGCCGATGTCGAGGTTGCCGAAGCTGCCGAGGTTTGGAAGACCTGAATACTTGCCCATTGCTATATCCTCATGTGTTTTATCTGCCCGTTGCCCCGTTTTTCTCTTTCTGCGAACAAATCAGCCAGATTATAGCCCGGATATTCGTCTTTTGTCGTTCCTTGGAGCGGTTCTGGTGCTTTTAAACGTTTTTTGTTGGCGCATAACGCAAGGTATCTGAAACTGTCGGCCCAATCGCTTTCCCACGTGTGGTGCGGGTGATCGTGATACACCTTGTTCACCTCGTCAAACTTTCGACGGTAGGTTCTGAGCGCTTCGACGCCCAATTCGCACTTTTCACGGTTGAAATAGCAGTATGGGAGGATCATACGCACCGCG